TTTTACTACATCATTTAGTTAATTTAAAAAAAATGTTGTTAAAATAGCTTTAACAAATTTTAAAACAATATATATTACTATACAAAACTAAATAATAATGGCACAACTACAAATTAAAAAACACCCAAAGTTCAAAGACTACGGAGCAGATATAGATGGTAATATCTACTCATTCAAATTCGGAAAGATAAGACAAATACAAGCTTGTCATCACAAAAGAGGATATCATCAATTCAAAGTATCAATAAGCGGACTAGAAGGTAAAATGTATTTAGTTCACAGGTTTACTTATGAATGTAATACTCAGCAAATGATATCTAATGGTCTACAAATAAATCACATAGATAACTGTAAAACAAACAATCACATAGATAATTTGGAATTAGTAAGTGATTATGAAAATAAGCAAAAAGGAAAAGAACTAGGTGTTCTTTACGGCTCAGCTAATCCAAATCATCCATTTTATTCAGCATCAATTTAAGTTATGAAAGAAAAACCAAAATACAAAATGATACAAGTTAATGAGGAGACTCATACAATGTTAAAGAAATACTGCGAGAAGCATGGATTTAAAATATCAGGCCTTTTACAGGCACTCGTTAGACAATATATAACTAAACCAAGAGGATAATATGAAAAGAATTAAAATAGGCGATTGGGTAGAGGCGTTGATTTATACGCTCTCTTTTGGAACAGGTGAACACATAGCACTATGGATAGCGAGAACGTTCTTTAAATCGAACTCCTGTGGGTGCTGTGAGCGAAAGCAATGGCTGAATAGATTAACAAATAAAGATTACAATGGTTATTGTGATGGAATAAAATTATAAACAAACAAATAAAAACAAAATGAAAGTAGAAAAAGCAGGATTAGAGTTCGGTAGCAAACCAACACAGCAATTAGATGATAACGCAGTTTATCTTATTGACTTCACAAAGATTACATCAGTAAATGATTTGGTATTAATACTAGCATCAGTAGGATTCAGTTTCTCACCAAGACATCCGCACTTCAATACCATCAAACCTTTTTTAGCATTGGATAATCCTATCCCAACTAATCAACCGATACTTCCGAATAAAGAAGAAATAAAATTACCTAAACTAAAATCTTTGAAGTAATATGAAAGACTACAAACCATATACTGAAGCTGAATATGTTGAATTAAAAACTACTATGGATACTATAAGTACACATATACCAAATGATAAAATGGGATGGGTATGGGGTAACCATAATAGAATATTAAATACAACAGAACCTCAACCTTGCTCTTGCGGAAGTGCAGCAGCAAATTGGATTAGAGCAGCAGATACAATCCGTAATTTTATTATACAAATAGAATCCCAATCATAAATGGCAAATGAAGTAACCGCTAGTATAGCTGTAGAATGTGCAAAGAGATTAGATACTCTTTACAGGGAATCACATACATGGTTATTGCAGGTTAGTTATAACATATGTAAGAATAAAGAAGAGAGTGAAGATTTGACAATGGAATTATATGAGTATCTGCATAATAAGCAGAACACAAAAATATTCTATCTTAACTCTTATAATCTTATGTATTGTATGGCGTTCCTAAAACATAGATGGATAAACAAAACAAAGAAGCTAAATAGGATTACATACATTGGTGAGTTCCAAACAAATGAGCCCGAAGAAGTTTATGATATTGATAAAGATATTGCTATAATGCGGGCACACGAAGAAGTTCAAAATGAAATAAAACGATTAAAGAATACAAAAGGATTCGCACCCGCAATGTTGTACGAAATGTATTGGGGTTCAGATGATACCCTACAAGAGTTAGCAGATAAGATAAACATATCAAAATCGACTTGCTTTATACACATCAAAAAGATAAGACAGCATTTACAAAAGATAATACAAAATCCATTTATAGATTAATCAGTTATATGACAACAGAAGTAAGAACGTGCATTAAGTGTGGGGAAACAAAAGAGATAAAGCAAAGAAATAAGCACGCAAATAACATATGTGGTGATTGTTCTCGTAAAACATCCAGAGAATACCAACAGCAAGCAGCAATCAAAGAAGGTAGACGACTTGGAGTGCAGGGTAGATATCCATATCCATTAGAAGGTAAGTGGGCATATCCAACTCAAAAGTTTAATGCAATGGCTATGAAGATGAAGCATCTTATGGAGAGAGAAGAGTGGATAAGGCAACTACGAATCAATTTGGACGAGACTATGAATAATCCTTTAGTAATGGAATGGATTAAATCTACAAAGGATGATACACCAAAGACAAAAAAAGTAACGGCAATTAAAAAACAATATCCCGATACGAGAGGAATGACATGGGAAGAATATCAGAAGGGGCAGGGGGAAGATGATGTCGATAGCTAAATTTATTGATAGTGATAAGAGAAGAAACATACCATAGAATTGCCAATGAGTTTGGGACAGGCGTAGGGATAGCAGAGTGGGAAGGAGATTTCTATCCACACTATACTAATGTAAGGAAGATGCCGGATGAGATGAAAGTAATAGCACTGACAAACCTAATGATAAGAGAAGGTATATATCAGCAAGTAATAAGAGATGTAATAAGACTAGAAACAAAGTATATAAACAAAAGAATAAAGAAATCAACACTATATGAAAAGGCTATTAACAATATTGTGGAGAGGGATGGTATCATTCTTCACTACTGATACAATGATAATACTAATTGCATACATAGGATTACTATTCTGTCTGACATTTGGATTTAGTATGATATGGACATTTTGGAAAGCATTTTTCAATCTTTAGTCGTATATACATATATACCCCTTAACTACAAACGGATTGCACATTGTTAAAATAACATAGGTAAACATTTAGATATGCCATTCGCAAAAGGAAACAAATTAGGAAAGGGAAGACCGCAGGGAGGATTAAACCGCTCAACCGAACAAGCTAAACTTGCTGTTGCAAGATTGGCTAATAGTGGTTTAGATGCGCTGAGAGAAGATTTAGAAAAGATTAGAAAGGAAGACCCGTTGGAAGCAGCGAAGATATATCTGAAGCTAATAGAATACATCGTACCAAAGAAAGCATCAATAGAATTAAGCGGAGAGATACACCAAAGGATTCAACAAATATCAGTAAACATACAAGATGGAACTCAACATCAACACATCAAAGACGTATAAAGATATTGATGGTAGTAAAAGAATCTGCGTACTGCAAGGTGGTACGAGAAGTGGCAAGTCCTATTCAGCACTACAATGGATATTGGTAAAGGCATTAAGTGAACCTAATATGGTGTTCTCTATTGTCCGTAAATCATTCCCATCAATGAGAGTTAGTATTATGAGAGATTGGGTTGGTATTCTAAAAGGCTTAGAGATATGGGATGAGAATAGATGGTCAGCAACTGAACATATGTACACATTTGATAATGGTAGTATGGTTGAGTTTATGTCAATCGATAGTTCTGAAAAGAGAAAGGGTAGTGCAAGAGATTACTTATTCGTAGATGAAGCAAATGAATTAAGTAGAGAAGATTGGTTTCAGTTATTCATAAGAACACGTAAGAAGAGTATCATAGCATACAACCCATCATTCGGAACTAACAACTATATCTTTACAGAGATACAAACACACCCCGAAGCTGATTTATATATTAGTACCTTTAGAGATAACCCTTATTTAGAGAAGCAAATCATAGAAGAGATTGAGAGATTAAAAGAAATCAACCCTGAATACTATAAGATATATGGTATGGGTATACCAGGCAATAACATAGGTACAATCTTTAGCATTAACCTAATAGAAGAAGTGCCGGAGAATGCAGAGTTCGTAGCATTCGGACTAGATTATGGATTTACAGTAGACCCTACATCATTAGTAGCCATATGGAAGAGGGATAGAGACCTATTCATAGATGAACTCATATATCAGAAAGGAATGGTTACATCAGATATATCACAACGATTAGCAGATTTAGAAGTAGGAAGGGAAGAGATTTGGGCGGATAGTGCAGAACCGAGATTGAACGAGGAGCTATATAGGCTTGGATTCAATGTTAAAGGGGTGCGTAAGGGAAAGGATTCGATTAAGCTAGGTATTGACCTTATGATGCAATATCGCTTAGTGGTGACAAAGAGAAGCAAGAATATAGTGAAGGAGTTTGGAGAATATGTTTGGATGGTTGACAAGAATGGTAACTTTGAAAACATACCTGTTGATTACTCTAACCACGCAATAGATGCTATTCGTTATGTGTGTATGGAGAGATTAAACGCAAAGAAGATAAACGCTGGAAGATATCAAATATCAATAAGATAATATGCAGACTTGGACAGAAGATGAAATAAAAGAGTTACTACTATTCGTACAATCGATACGACAAGAGAACGATGATTTAAGAGCCAAA